ATATCCATGCCCCATAATTTTCATCTGTAAATCTGTACGTTTTACCTGTATTAAAATAACCTCTTGTAATTACTGTTTGTTCGTTATCTTTAATAGCGCCATCACTTGCCTCTACCAATGAGATTATTGGTTTGCCCCCTACAGTAATCGGCGATAAGTTTACAACATAAATTTTATCACGTACTTCAGCATTTGTATCCGCTGCAAAAATTATTCTTGCGCCATTGAATAAATTATAATTTGTATTATCAAAGTCTTGTAAAAATGGATTAGCAATAAGTGATCTATTAGTATATGCTGACTCTATTGGATCATTTTTCGCCCAAGAAATTTGTAATTTAAAATATTTTGTACTAGAAATAGTAATATCACTGATTGAAGAAATTATAGCATTCGTTGGTAATATACCACTTAGTGGAGTAGGATTTTCGTAGTTTCCCAAATCACTGATGTATTGTGTCAATGTGAATGTGGCAGCAATTATACTACCATCTGACTGTGATGTTTTAACTGAACTTTGTGGCACTAATGCATACGTATAACTTAAAGCCTTCGCTGTGCCAGTACCTGCTCCTATTGCTGATGCAGTAAATGATATTCCTGCTGTGTTACTTTCTGCTCCGCATGCTATCCAATCGGTAGTACCAACACTAACAATTTCATAAATTTCGCCAACAATTAAATCGGTACTATTAACGTTGTCTGTACCACTATAGCCCGGACTTGCTTGTATCGTGGCATTATATCCTGTAAATATTTTAACATCAGGGTAGTAATTAACCTGACCATTTACTATAGAGAAAGCATCAGATGTTCTGCGATCTATAAAATCGACGGGCGTTTTACCTAATGTGCCTTGATTAAAAAGTTTTAAGTTAGGATAAAATTCAATAATAGGACGATTAGCTTTATTTTTTTCAACTGCGTATTCATTTAATATTTCTGGATTATTATTATATTTTGCTGTAGCATCAATTACACTACTATGAAACCAACGGTTGCTACGTGACCAACCATTTTTATTAATAGCATTACGTGCTATTGTAATATAATCTTTGTTTATTGGTATAGAATTACTACCACTATATGCGCCTATGTCCCAAGGAAAAATGTCGTATGGTATAGGATTTTCAAAAGTGTAAGCCTCTGGTGTTACTGTTTCTTTTAAATCAATTAATTCTATACCTTTTTCAGTACCAACACCCTGTACATAATACTCTCCTTCCAAATAACTAATAGGGGTAACGTCGCCACTAAAGGAAACCTTTAGTCCATTAGTAAAAATAACTACTTGCTGATTTGGTACTGTAATTTGAAAATTCTTTTTACCTAGTATATCTGTTTCAACATTTAAGTTATTACCAATATTATTTTCTATTATGCGTAGTATACCTACCTTATTAGGATTACTTGCATCTTGATAATATAGAGTATTAAGATTAGCAGTTATATTTGGAACTTCTTTTATACTTCCTGTTAAATCTTTATAAAAATCTAAACCAATATATTCAGTACCATATAGTGCTGTAATTTGAGTATTTTCATTAATTAGTTGATAAGGCTTTAATCTTATAATAGGATTTACTGGATCATCTATATTTTCAACATAAGTTACAATATAAAAATAATTATTAACAAATGAGTAAAATCCTTCTTCATTTAATCCTTGATTTACAGTAGCATTCATGGAACCACTTGCTGTAGTTAATGTAACTTCTGGACCATTAATTGATTGCGATATTGTAAATTTATTTGCGTCAATAATTTCTTTTACATAATAAATTACGTTGTTTAATGCACCATTATATTGGTTTATACCCCCAAATACACTATTTGGAAATGTAATAACGTTGTTTACTTGTAATACATTCTTAATATCATTTTGGGGTAAGTTAGTAGTATCAACTATCAAACGATTAGTACTTGCTAAAGTATTTGTTACTACAATCGTAAGTGGCGTAGTGCTAGCAAAATTATCTGATGGATTAAAAATTTCATCAGGATCCGCTTCATTAATTAGGCCAATATTAATATCGTAATTACTTTCTGCAAAGAATCCATCTGTAAATGCTTTTTCGTCAGTAGTATTATTATAAAATAATATGGTTCTGCCTTCTAAATCAGTTACTCCATCGATATTTTCTACATCTTGTAATAATTTTCCATTTATATCTTGAAAGTTTAAGTTACTTACTAGATCAACATCTACTTGATTTGTAAATACAAGATTGTCTTGTGCTGTAACTTGTGGGACTTCAAAAATTACTGCTCCTGCTCTAGCGCCATTGTTAATTACACCATTATCTTGTGTTAGTCGTGTACTACGATTTGGTTGTGTGGCACTTGTACCGCTGGTGCCTGGTTGTGTTTGAATAAAAAAACCACTATCTTGATCAACAATAAAACGATATGTACCGCCACGCAACAACGTTAACGTTGGATTTTCTTCGCCAGTAGCCGTTTCTAGACTTCTAATATTATAATTATTTGATTCACTTTTAACTACATAGTCAGTATTGTTATATACAACATTAGTAGCAATTTCAACTGCTGGCAACCCTTCTGGCGCCCAGTAATATTGATTGAAGTTAATAATTTTGTCAAGGTCAATAAATGGGTCCCAACTATAAATTTGACTTTCGAAAAGTTTACTATTGTTCTCAGTAACTCCGCCCTGTAACTTTAATGCGTCAATTAATCCAGGGTAAGTTATAAAATCTTTAGCAGCCATCTCATCTTTTTTAGTAAAGATTATGCTAGGAGTTAATTGATAATCTGTTCTAATTTTAGTAGGCTCTGTAATATAGCGATCATTGGCGTTAATACCATAACCAAACTTACTACCTACATAGCCCTGTATACGTCTCTGATCAGAGTTGTTTACAATTTGATCCAGAGTAGCGGATAAGAATTGTTGATTGGTTGGAGTATGAAAAATTTCAGGTAAGAAATTTAACGTTCTAATTCTTGCCATTTTACACTGCCCTTAACTGATCAGGAGTAAGTGCTGCAATTATTACAATGTCATTAGCCGTCGCAGCGTTAACAAAAATTTCATAAGGTTGACATTTAATTTCATATAAATCACCAAACGATTCATTTGGATCATTGGGCACGATTACTGCTGAACTTACTAAGTCTCCTATTTCATTATGTAGATATGCTGATAGTTCACTAAAGTAAAATGTATCACCAAAGTTCCAGTTTTGTATATTAAAATATTCATTCATAGAAGTAATCACAGCACTACGAATTTCACTATCACTAGCGGTTGAAATTGAATTCTTAATAATTTTAATTGTACCCTGTAATGCCTTCGCTGCCTTAGGTCCAAATAATGGCTTGAAAGTTACACTATTCATAATCATACTATCACTGACCATTTTATAAAATTGTAATTTTTCATAGCTAGCGTTAAGTTCTGTAATAGTTGGTTGAGCAGGTTTACTAATAGTGTTTGTAGTATCTTGTATATAATTTGTATAGGCTGTATAGTATTCCTGTGTAACCAAATACAAATCAATAATGTTTGTTGTTGCCGGATCAATACGCACAGTATTATTAGAATTGTGAGTGTATTTGTAAGTAAGACCCTGTCTACCATACATAATACTATAGTTTGACATTTCTTTTAATATATATGATTGTGTTGTAACTTCTGGATCCTGAAAAGTTTTGTAAAATTTATTTTCACTAAAAGCATAGAATAATGTTTTTTCGGGATATTCATATTTTATAACTTCAATGTCAGATTTAATTGCGTATAAATCTACTACATCCTTTGAGGGCAAAATTTGTTGTCTAGTTAAATTTATAGCATCTTGAATAGTTTCAAAAAATACATATCTATTTGTATTTGTAGCATCAGTTTTGAAACCAGTAGTTGCATTTGTTGTATATGTAAATCCAGTAATTTCACTAAAAAAATCAGGATTAGTAACTAGTGTTCCATTGTTATCACTGGTAGTACTTACAGATACTTCATAATCATTAATATACCCGTCGCTTTCAATAGTTTGTCCTGTAATATTTATTTTGTAGTCTTTTGCCAATGGTGTGCTAGTATCAACAACAGTATTAATACCTAATACGTTAACATTGTCTTGCAGCACAGTACCGGAGAATGGATCGTAAACTAATTCGTTTTGTGGGAAACTAAACCTTACGTCGTCTACACTACCAAAATAATATTCTAGTGATTTTACTTCAACAATATAACTATTTGGTATATTTTGACTAATAAATTTTACAAAACTATTATTCGTATCCACAGGATGTATCGACCAACGATCTTGATCAATCGCTAATTTGTTATTAAACAGTAGACTAAAACTTTCATTAAGTTCAAGTCTTTGTTTTGCTTCAAGTATAATATTAGTTGGCAAACTATTACTAAAGGCTGGAATAACTTGCGATAGTATCGCTCCAGTTGGAACATAACCATCTAAAGTAATTGGCCCTGTACCATTAGGAAATATACCATCACCGCCATTTGCGCCGTCGCCTATAACTTCAAGCACTGTAGTGAAGAAAAACGTAACGTCGGTGGACTTTGGAATACCATTTACTAACCTATAATTACTATCGAAAAATTTGCCTGGAGGAGCAGATATTTTAATCAATGCACCTTTCGTTATATATTTTAAATTGTTAGTTGTAAATACTCCAGTAGATAATGCATTTTTTTCTAAAGTTGGATAATTTGTAATATATCCATTTAATGAATTGGCACCAACCACTGCCATTTTCCAATAGACAGGCAAACTAGTATCGCTTCCTGTTACAGCATATCTTGGATAATAAGTCGTATAGTATTGATAACTTTCTATTTTTGATAGTTGATTAGTTAATGATTGTGTTAAGAAAAACATAATATCGCTTGTACTGTCAAAAGTAAAAGCAAAAGTAAAGTTGGTTTTATCGCGCCATAGTGCGCCGTCGTTGCCTAAACTTAATATGCTTGAATATTTTCCAGTTGGATCCAGCAAGTCTAAATTTTTACTTACCCCAATGCTGCTACGATTAATTGCTTTTGACTTAATAATTGAGCTGTACAAAGTATAAGGAAAGTTATTGTAATCTTCTCCGTTAACCATACGATTTTGCGTATAATAACGAGTTGGCGCACGTTGCTTGATGTTTGGTATGCTTTCTCTTGCCTGTGCATTTGAGACTGGACTAGTTAGTGCTAATCCTACAGTAAGTGTTTCTACTCTACCTACGCGACTGACATAGTTAAATGCTACAGTCAATCCTTGCATTTCACTTACATCTATAGTATATGTTAATGCGTTGCTTGAGCGTACATAGGCACGGAAACTACCTACAGGAATCTTTGAAAAAACGCCATCGCCAAATACATATGAAACTCTATCGTTGAAGCCTGAATCAACACTAAAAATAGTTCTATTACTGTTTTCTGTTTGTAGATAGGCATCAGCATAGACACTTTCAACCTTACGCCATTCTGCCCTACCTAGATTATTTTCATTTAATTGATATAACCATGTATCTGTATTATTTACGCCTTCTATTTCACCAATAGGTATATTTTGATTTGCAATTTGTTCCTGTAAATCAAAATCAAAATCAAGCAATGTACCTTGTTTAAAGTAAAAAAAGAATCCAGTATTTGGACTACCAAATCCTAACTGATCGTTTCTATACAACATATTGAAACGTCCGCTTGGTGATGGACTGATTTCATATACATTAGGTTGATCTAAACTTGTAACGCTTACAAGTTCGAAATTCATTCTAATATTATCAACAGTAGATACGAAAGGTGCAATAGGCAATGATCCTTCTGGTATCGCTATACTGTATTCACTAGTGGTTATACCTAAAATTTCTTGGACATTTCCTGGACGTCCTACTTTTTGACTATTAACAAGTGTAGCATTAATAATGGTATTAAATTGTTCTAAAAAGTTTGGATTAGCAGGGTCATTCCATAATATAGGAAGATTGCTTAAGTTTACTCCATTTAGATCAGTAATATTTTGTGTTGTGCTTATACTAGTAACTTTCAAATAACCTTCAGCACATAAATTACGTTTTGGCGTATAGCTAACAAGGTTGGCTAGTTTAACAACACTATCTCTGCGTTCAGCCGTATCTAAAAAGTTTTCCCTAGCATTTAAGTCATTTCGAAAAGCAAGACCCTGACCCATAAACGCCATTACGTCAAGTAAGGCTATAAATTCACTTGATTCTGTAAAGTCATTAAACGTTTCTGGATAGTAAGTTTGTAGGTAGTCAATAAAACTCTTGCGTAGTGTTTCATAATCATAACTACGGAAATCGGCCTGGCGGAAAGTTTGATAAATTGCCTTCCAATCATTTATACCAAACAAAGAGGTTTGTTTACTACTAGTAGCCATACTAATATTTATCTATATGGAAAACCGTGATTTTTGGAATCAGATACTAGCAGCCCCTGTTCTACTATTGAAAAATATAGATAAAAGTTCAGCCTGATTGAAAGGGTATACAGCGAGTTGTAGTTCAACTAATATGCCGTTTTCCTGCGGATAAACTCTTATAGTACCTACTTGTAAACGTGGGTCCAGACTTATTATTCTACGTATTTCAGCCTCGATATTTTCTTGCGTTGTAAAATCGTTTGGTTCAAACACAAAGTCCCAAATACGTGAACCATATTCAGGTTGGCCTACTTTTTGTCCTTGTTTTATATTAAGAGCGTTTAAAAAATCTTGTATTACCAACGGCGCATCAGTCATTTTAAACTTTTTACCGCTTATTAATGAATTAGTAATACTACCCGGACCGCCATACTCTCCCGGAGGGGGGTTAGTAGTCTTGGGTTTATTTGCTGCTATTGTGCTGAATCCAATATATTGCGGCATACTAGTATTTATATCTCAGTCTATTAGTAGATGACGGTGACGCCGTCATCATATTTGTATTTGGCTTTCAAATCTTTAAATATTTTTTGTTTTTCGTCTGATATTTGAACTAGTTTTAAAGCCTCTTCTCTTAATGCTTCAATTTGCGGATCACCCTGTGGCAATTTATGCAATGCTTTTTCAAATTTAGCATATGCTTTACTTGCTTTGCTTGCCGCTTGTGTATAGGCACTACCAGCGCTACCAATTTCTTGTAGTTGTTCTATCGTTATTTTGTTTGTACTTTCTAATTCTGAAGTCGCTTCTTCAGACACTTCTCCTAGCATGTTAGGAGGAGGTATACTAGGATCGCCTAATAGGTTATCTATTGCTGCTGTGATTTCTTGTCTGTCTGTTGTATTAATTGCTATTACTGGCATACTGACTGGTACACCGCCACCAGAACTTATTGCTGACAACTGTGATTCTAGTTGTGACGCAATACCGCTGGGCAATCCAGATTTGCTTAAGGCTGCAGCTATATCAAGTTTTGGAATATCAATACCAGCTAATTTAGCAGTGGCCAAGGATGCAATACCATCTTTTAATTTATCTAATGCCCCGCCTAATTTATTATTCATACCCTTAAGTTTATCTTTTGCTGCTGACGCAGAATCCTTTAAACCACTAAGCTTTCCCTCTAATGCCCCTATTTTATCTTTGGCTCCAGCACCTAAATTTTTTAAAGCGCCTGCAGCCCCTGCTCCACCAGGTAAATTACCTAATCCACTTGCTAAGGTAGAACTCGCGGATGCTGCTGATTTTGTATTTACGCCTGAGGCTGCTTGCTGTAATGCGCCTGCTAGTCCGCCCGTTGCGGCAACGACTTGACTAGGATTAACTCCGGCACTACTAACTGCTGTTGCTGCTTGTTTTAATGATAGTGACATTATCCTAATCCAGGTACTTTTGCTGTTAAGTTGCTTACAGCACTTTGTGCAGAGTTTTGAATACCAGTTGCTTTAGATGCGAGTGACCCTACGTTACCAGCAGCAGCGCCAGCCAATCCTGATACCTTATCTTTTATGGCTGCTGCTCCAGGAAGATTTTTACCTAGTGCTGCTGCACCTCCACTTAATTTATTTGTTAGTTCCCCTCCCGCCTTTGATAATGCATTTTTCAATGCGCCGCCTTTACTAGCCAAGTCGCTTAACTTGTTTGTTAAGTCGCCTGATTTTCCAGCTGCTGCCTCAGATACTTTAGCGAATGCATCTTTTGCTTCTTTTTCTACATCTACTGGCACACCTGCTGGTAGTGATGGAAATCCAGACTTAATAGCATCAAATGCAGACGCGGCTAAACCCTTTGCTTGCTCTTGTAGTGATGCCAACCCCTTACTTTCTGCTAGTCCTGATAGTGAATCCTTTAATGAACCTAATCCAGAAGTTACTTCATCAGCCATCTTGCCTGCAAGATTTCCACTTCCAATTTTGCTTAAAGCTGCATCAGCGCCCGCCTTTAAACTTCCTGCGGCTTCACCTGCCGCGCCCTTTAACGCATTTAAACCGCCTGCAGCCGACGGTACAGTTACTTTTGGCGCAGTAAATGCTAATGTATCCACTTCTGTTAATGGTAGTTGTTGTGGTACTGGATTAATATTACTAGATATAGACCCTTTAGGATTACTGGCTAATCTTTGTGGTCTTGCTACTCTACCTCCTCTACCTCTACCAGTAGAATTTTTTACTGCTGCTAAGGTAGCGCCAATACCAACAGTAGCAGTTGAATTTACTAGACCAGCAATCGCAGTTGGGCTTTCCTTACCTGTAATAATTTTTGCATTCATTAATTGTGCTTGACTTTTTTTCATAACATTAGTCATAGCTAAAGATTGTGCATTAAAATTGTTTTTTAAATCATTTAGGGATTTTGCACCCTGACTGCCTGTAAACAAGTTTTTTGGCATAGAGTTTGCCAATGGCTTACCACTATCAACTAGTGCCTGTACTAATTTAGCACTGCCGGGCTTAATTATACCAGCAGCTTGCATCTGTTCTGGATTTAAACCAAACTGTCCTACTAAGGGTATATTAGTCATTATCCACCTCCAGGCAACTTGGCAACGCCTGCTTTGGCTTGTTGCACCTTCGCTGTTAAGGGATTGCTTGCCATTGCTTGTGCGCCTGCTCCTAATAATGCGCTTGTTGCGTTCTTATTTAATGCGCCGCTAACAGCATTAGTTCCTGCTTGTACTGAACTTGAACTTACTGCTGTAGCTGCGCTGGGCGATGTTGAATTTGCTGCTGCATCGTTGACATCACTTACTGCTGCGTTTGGTGCTTCGGGCAGATTTGCACTTGCGCCCAAATCAGTTTTAGCATCAGTTCCTTGTCCTGCTGAAGCCCAAGGGGTATGTGCTGGTACACGACTTGCAATAGATAATAATTTTCCTGGTGCTGCAATAAATCCTTTTTGTTTATCAAACAATGTATCTGTTTGTGCAAAAGCCTTTATTGCTTCTACTGCCTCTGGAGTAGTTGATGGGTCGCCGCTGTTAAGGTTTACTTTAGTACCAACAACAAAAGCTTCTGCACCAGCAACCATACTGGCTTGTCCTCCTGCTTTCACAGCATATGCTCCTGCTATTAGTGAAGTTAACTTTCCTGATATAGATTCAGCATAATCTTTTAATACACGCAATTTATAAGTACCTTCAGCCTGTACATGTATATTTTCAGCGCGTATATTCAAATTTTTTTCAGCGTGTATATTAATGTTTCTGTCTGCGTGTAAATTTAAATCACCCTGTGTTCTAACATTAAAACTATTTGTACTATAGATATCTACAGTGCCTTCCTTGCCTAATTCAATATAACTTTGTCCATTACTATGTATAATAAACAATGTTTGACCGTCATC